CGTGCATCAGCTTTAGCGGTGGGCGCACTAGCGCTTACATGCTGTGGCGGGTGCTGCAAAGCAATGATGGTCTTCCATCAGATGCCATCGTCTGCTTCGCCAACACTGGCAAGGAAGACGAAGCCACACTTCGATTCGTGCGCGACTGTGGCCTGAACTGGGGCGTCCCGATTGTTTGGGTGGAGTACCGAAACGACGAGAAAGGGTTTGCGTTGGTGGATTTCGAGACTGCCAGCAGGGATGGTGAGCCGTTTGACGCCTTGACAACGAAGAAAAAGTACCTGCCGAATCCTGTCGCGCGGTTTTGTTCTGAGGAACTGAAAGGCAAAGCGATCACGAAGGCGACCGGCCTAGAGTCCGACGAGACGATGGTCGGTGTCAGATCGGACGAGCCGATGAGAATCTCAAGGCTGCGAGAGCGTGGGTTGATGCTGCCGTTGGTGGATGCCGGCGTGACAAAACCTGAAGTACGGGCATTCTGGAAGGCAAACTCATTTGATCTCGACTTAGAAGAGCATGGCGGAATTACCTATTTGGGCAATTGCGATCTGTGTTTTTTGAAAGGCCCCGCGCAGATTTTCAGTTTGGTTCGAGACAAGCCTTCGCGTGCGGCCTGGTGGTCGCAGCAAGAGCAAAAAATAGGCGCGACATTTCGAAGCGACCGCCCCAGCTACGCTTCCATGGCCGCATTCGCATCCAAGCAGCGCGATATGTTCGACCCCAACGAGGAAGCCATCGCGTGCTTCTGCGGAGACTAAGCATGACATCCGAATTCAGAGGCCGAAAAACCTACCGAGAGATTGTTGCCACGAATCAAAAGTCGATGGACAACCTCGCAGCGCTCTGGGGCAAGCCACGGCAGGTGCTGGACATGCCGCCGGAGCCCAAGAAACGGGCACCAGCGAAGCCGTCAGGCGAGCCCACAGAGTCGCAGATCCTGAAGGCGATCATGTCGCTGCTGAAGCGCCACCCAAAAGTCGCTCAGGTATGGCGGCAGAACTCCGGGACCTTTCAGGAGCGGAACAGGGATGGCTCGGTGCGGTATATCCGCGCCAACACCCAGCGCGGCATGAGCGACATCATGGGCATCCTGAAAGACGGGCGCACCCTGGCTATCGAGGTCAAGTCGCGCACCGGCAGGATGCGCCCCGGGCAGGAGGAGTTCCTGCAGACCATCCGGCAGGCCGGGGGCGTGGCAGGGGTTTGCCGCAGTGTTGAGGATGCGCAGAAACTGCTGGAGGCCGCATGAGAAAACGCAGCAGCTACCGCCCCCGAGGCGTGAACCCGACGGCGCATTTGGTGGCCATCACTGGCGCATCCCTGCTCTCACGCGATGACAGAACCATCTGGGCGCTGGAGATGCGCGCAGCACTGGATGCGGTGCGCGAGGCGCGGGCGACCGTCACGCAGTGGGGTGTGATCTTCGACAGCGTGAACCTGGCTGAGGAACTCTGCCGCATGGGCCTGGCGTCCGACCCTGACAGCGTGATCTCAACGGCGCAGTCAGTATGCGCCGACGTGATCCGCAGGCAGAAGGCCACCGGCACCCGAGCGATCCGCGCCGCAGAACTGGCAGCGCTGCGGGATCTCGAGGCCGCGATGATCGACATCCTGGCCGGCATCACGCACGCCGAGCGATTCCGCGCCGAGCAGACGATCCGGGCTCGCACCCGGGCAGCGATGGCCGGGGGCATACCGTGGGCGACGGTGATCGACCCGAAGATTCTGGAGGTGGCATGAGAGTATTGGTAGCCTGTGAATACAGCGGAACCGTTCGTGATGCTTTCCGAGCACGCGGCCACGATGCCATGTCGTGCGATCTGCTGCCGACAGATGTTCCTGGCCCGCACTATCAGGGCGATGTTCGCGACGTGCTGGGTGACGGCTGGGATCTGATGATCGCGCATCCGCCATGCACCCATCTGGCGGCCAGTGGCGCGCGCTGGTTTCACCTGAAGCGGCAGGAGCAAGCTGCGGCCCTCGACTTCGTGCGACTGCTGATGGATTCGCCAATTCCACGCATTGCCGTAGAGAATCCGGTGAGCATCATCAGTTCGCGCATCCGCAAGCCCGATCAAGTCATCCAACCGTGGCAATTCGGGCACGGCGAGACGAAGGCGACCTGTCTGTGGCTGAAGGGCCTTCCGGCGCTCAAGCCGACCAATATCGTTGAAGGGCGCGAGCCGCGCATCCATCGACTGCCGCCGTCGCCGGATCGCTGGAAGATCCGCAGCACAACGTATAGCGGCATTGCCGCCGCGATGGCCGATCAGTGGGGGATGACAGCATGAACAAACTCGACTTCAACGCCCTGGCGCAGCGCCTGCTCATCGGCGCCGACACCCTCGTGCCCCAGTGGCTCGCGGGCGGGCGCAGGAGGGGCCATGAGTGGGTCTGCGGCGACCTGGCGGGCGGCGAGGGAGACTCATGCTCGGTAAACCTTCTCAGCGGCCGGTGGGCCGATTTCGCCACCAACGAGCGCGGCGGGGATCTCATAGGCCTGTACGCCGCCATCCACGAAATCTCGATGGGCGACGCCTACCGGGAACTCAGCGACGAGGCTCCGGCATCAGACGTGCCACCGAAACCGCGACTGGTGAAACCGCAGCGGCAGGTCATCGTGCCAGTCCCCAGTGAATCCGCCGACTGCGATTGTGTACACAACTCATACGGCCACCCGAGCCAGCGCTGGACGTACTTCGACGGCGACGGCAACGTGCTGGGCTACGTGGCCCGCTACGATCCGCCGGGGCAGCGCAAGCAGATCATCCCGTGGACCTTCGCGTCCGACGGCTGGGGCATGGGCCAGTGGCCGGTGCCGAGGCCGCTGTATCGCTTGCAGGAACTGGAAGCACGTCACACTGACCCGGTGCTCATCGTCGAGGGCGAAAAAGCCGCAGACGCGGCCGCAGCGCTGGCCGGCAGCCCCTACGTGGCGACGACGTGGCCCGGTGGTGCTCAGGCCCTCGGGCGGGCGAACTGGCAGGTCCTGAAGGGTCGCAGGGTGCTGCTTTGGCCTGACGCTGACGAGGCGGGCGTGGCGGCCATGCAGCGCCTGGCGGAGATCCTGGCGCCGATCGCCTCGGAGATCAAAATCATCGACGTGGAGGGGCGACCCGAGGGCTGGGACTGCGCCGACAGCGGGTGGACCCAGTGGTCCGAGGCGCGGGCGTGGATCGCGCCGCGTGCGCGCACTGTGGGCGCTCCGGCGCCAGCACCACCGGCACCCGAAGTGCAGGCCGCAGAGAAAGCCGTGGCGGCGCGGGATATCAGTTCGCTGGAACCATCGGAGTGGTATGCGCGGTTCGCATACTGCACACCTGACGATTCGTTTTTCGACCTGCTAGAGCGCACCGAAATCACTCGGTCAGCGTTCAATGCGGTTTACAGGCACGTCAAGTGCCACAGCATCCATGCATCATCATCTGGCGGCGCACGCCGGGTTGAGGCGTCCACCAGCTACGACGAAAACCGCACGGCAATGGGTGCCCGGGTTCTTTCGGGTGTCACCTACGCGCCAGGCACTGCGCCGCTGGTCGAGCATCAGGGGCAGATCTACGGGAACAAGTGGCGCGACGGTCGGCCACAGATCGAGGACGCCATCGACCCGCAACCGTGGCTTGACCATATCGAGCGACTGATACCCGACCCCGTGGAGCGCAACCATATGCTGGATGCCTTCGCGTTCAAGGTTCAGCATCCAGGCGTCAAAATCAACCATGCGATTCTGATCGGCGGCATCCAGGGTGCCGGCAAGGATTCCATGATCGCGCCGCTACTCTACGCAATCGGGGGAGAAAACAAGCTCAACTGCGCATCAGTCGAAACCGCAGAATTGCAGCAGCAGTGGGGATACTATCTCGAAAACGAGATCATCATCTTCAATGAACTTCGGCAATCGGAAGCGGTGGATCGCAGGGCACTCGAAAACCGACTCAAGCCCATACTCGCCGCGCCGCCTGAATTGCTGACAGTACAGCGCAAGATGATGCACCCGATTCAGGTGCGAAACCAGGCTCTGGTGCTAGCGATGAGCAACTTCCGCGACGCCATCGCGATCCCGAGCGAGGATCGGCGCTGGTTCGTCGTCTGGACGCACGCGCCAAAGATGAGCGACCAGGAATCAGCCGCACTGTGGGGCTGGTTCAACGCTGGCGGCCTTCAGGCCGGTGCGCTGTACCTGCGACGGCGAGATGTAACTAAGTTTCAGCCGGGTGCGACTCCGCCGTGGACTGAGGCGAAGTCGATCATGGTGCATACGGGCCGCAGTGCTGCTGAAGTCTGGCTCATTGAGCGCATCGAAAAGCGCCTCGATGAGTTCCGCCTCGGGCTGCTTTCCGGGCCGTGGGGCGCGGTGGTGGATCGCCTGCAGAACCAGGCGCCGCAGCATATCCGCATCACCAATCAGGCACTGCAGCATGCGCTGGCGGAGACTGGTTGGCATGACCTCGGGATGTGCAAGAGCCGCCATTACATGACGCCGCGCCACATCTGGGCGTCGCCTGAATACCGTGGATCCAAGAGCGAGGCCCGCGACGCCACGGAAACCCATATTGCGGCCATGCCGTCGGTGCGACCGTACCGAGCGGCTTAAAAAAACCCCGGGGAGCGTGAGCTCTACCCGGGGATAAACGGAGGAGACACCCGCCTAGCGGGCGCGCCGATTATATGTCCATGGCCAGCAGCACGACGGCCACGACAACGGCGACGACGACGGCGGCGATCACTGCGCCGGCTCCCAGTCCATGCGGGCGCCAGGAGGCACGCCGCGCCAGGATTTACACGCCGCACGGACTGCGGCATCCTCGGCAGCGTACCAGGCCCGCAGGAGGCGCCGATTGCCGGCATCCAGTACATGAGGCCAGCACTCTGCGGCGGTGGTGCTGTAGGCCCGAAAAACCCGGTCAGCGGCGGCCAGTGCGGCGCGGTGCTGCTCGGGGGTGAAGGGGAGGTTCGGGAAGGTCAGCATTTGTCGCACTCCTCCACCGCCTCAATAAGTTCGACCTCAATCCGCTCGAAATCCTCATCGGTCATCTTGCGCTCGAGCCAGGGCGCCGCGCGCCCCCGACGGTCCAGCAGGTCGAAATCAATCACTGCCGGCTCAGGCGGCCAGCAGTCCTCCGGAGGGCCGTAGGTGCGGCCCGGGTCTGCCGGGACGTAGTAGGTCATTCTGGCCAGGCAGGGGATACCGGCCACGGTGGTTTCGATGGTGGTCATCGGTCGGGTCCTCAGTAATTGACGATTGCGTCAGTCACCGCATAGGCGCCGTCCAGCGCGTCAGCGTAAACGGACCCGTCAGCGCGTTCTAGGCGCCACTGGCCGATTTTTGACGCGGGCCGCAGGGTTAGTGCTGACCCGTCGCGCATGAGCACGACGGCGCCGCTTTCAACGTGGCCGCGCATGGGGTGAAATGCGTCTTGTGTGGTTGTGGTCATTGGTCAGGCTTCAATCAGAAAGGTGCATCCGGCAGGGCCGGCAGGGGTTCCCGGGGCGCTGGGCGCGCATCGGGGGCCAGTGAAGGGTACGGCAGCAGGACGGGTGGGAAAGGCCAGCATGGGCCCCTACGGGGCTCCAGGCGGGCCTGCAGCTGGTCTTCGATGGTGCCGTGGTGTTCTGGGTTGCTGCAGCTCACAAGGTCACCCGATCGGCTAGTGCATCGGAGATCTCACCGGAGCGGTGGAGCATGTCCACGAAATCCACGAAAGCGCAACGGACGGTAGCGCAGTGGTGGTTTTGGCGCGCGTTCAGAATCCCGGCTTCCCGGGCTTGTTCGGCAAGGTGCGGATGGTGCAGCCAAAAAGCCGCGCGGATTTGCTTTTGTGTCGTCATGGTGCGGGTTCTCCTCAGAGTGAAAAGGCAATCAGCGCGCCGAGGGCGACGCCGAAGACGATTGCGAAGGCGACATCTACGATGCCGATGGGGGTTCCTTGCATGGCGTGGTCTCCGGGTCAGTCGATTTCGCCGCAGGCGCGCGCGGCAGCGTCAAGGAATAGGTCCGTGTGGTCCCAGTTCGCCCAGTGCGGGCGGTCTTGAATGTCCAGCCCGTGATACCGATCCACCCAATAGCGCCAGCCCGTGGCGGCGGTCAAGTGGCGGTCGCAGGCGCGATCGAGGGCGTCCGGGTTGACGCGGGCGGCGATGAAGTGCCGCGCGCCATCGGGCGTGACGAGATAAAAACCGGGTGTCATGCTTGCCCCTTAGCAGCAGCGAAGCCGTACAGGTACGCGTGGAGCTGAGTCAGCAGCTCACGGGCGGTGACGTGGCCGGTGTGCAAGGGTTCGCTGACGCCCCCGCCTTCCGTCACCATGCGATGCAGGGCGAACCCGCCATAGGCGCGCGACAGGTGATAGTTCCCGATATTGGCGCGCAGTCGGCCAGTGGCGTCAGCCGTCCACGGCTCAGCGGGCGAGCCTGTCTCGCGGTTGATGCGGGCGATGACAGCTTCAAGATCCTTGACGGTGATACGTGCGAACATGATGGTTTCCTCAGTGATGCCCCGGGGCGGGGCGGGTTGAATTTTTCGATGGCAGACTGACTGCAGGCTTACGCCGCATCGTTCTCCTGCCGCTCCAGAATCGCGGCTTCGTAGTCGGGGCAGTCAATCGAGCGCACGGGCTTGTACGTGCTTTCGACCGGCAGTCCAGCAGCAGCAGCAGCGCGCAAAGCGTCCTGCGCTGCACGGGTATAGGCTTTCCAGGCCGGGAGTCCGTGCCAGTCACGGGAGCGCACCACGACAAACCCTGCGGCCTGCAGGCCGTCTAGGAGCCAGCTAGCGCCAGGCACGAAAGCCCAACCGTTGTTGCCCATCAGGACTTCGTTAGCCGCGCGCAGAATCGCTGCGGACTGTTCGGGGTTATAGATCGTCGTCATCTTCGGGTTCTCCAGTGAGTGAGGGTTTACAGGTTCTCGATCTTCGCAATCGTCCAGTTCAAGGCCAGCGCACGCAGTCGCGCGTCGGCTTCGGTCTTGTGGACCTCAACGTTATAGAACTCCCTTCCAAGAATCTTGGAATAGACGTAGAACGTAACTCGCAGCATGGGGTTCTCCTTGTCCGCAGTGAAACCCGGGGCCGAAACCCCGGGGTTATTTATTAAATAATGAACTCCGGGTTTGTCACCAAGCTATATGCCAAGGCGATCGCCAGAATTTCGCGCTGCTGAGATTCACGCCGCGCACTGCGGTACAGCGCAGACAGTGAACGGGCAGCAAAATCAGCACCCAGTGCAGACATATGGGCGACAGTGCGGGAAACCTCGCGCTGCTGGCTCTTCGTCAGGGTCATTTCATCATCTCCAGGTCACCGGGCAACATCGCCCACAACCCAGACTCTACGCGGTCAACCTTACACAAACCTGACAATCGGCATCCAGTGTGATCCTGAGGTATCGGGCAGTGTGGCAGATGGCATGGCAGGGAAAAACCACGTCGTTTTACATAGGTATGGCAGTGATGGCAGTACCATCCGGTAATCAATTTCTAGATCTAAAGTGGCTCCGCAATGTTGTGGTAACTGCCATCACTGCCACACTACCACGACAGGCCCTAGACCCCTGCCTTGATCTTCCGCATTGAACTCCCGTGGCACCTGCCATCCCTGCCACGCCTACCACAGTCTCCTGAAGTGAGTACTCACTAACATTCGAGGCAAGCCCGATACCCCCGGGGGTTACCTGTGGATAACTACGTAAGTGAGCGCCCACTAACATAGCCAGGCCCAGCCTACTCGGCTTGAAGTGAATGCTCACTAACATCCGTGAAACATGTTCCACGATAATGTCGGAGATAATATTATCCTGCCGGATATACTGCCGGGTGATATTGCAGGGGCCGGGGAGGTATTATCGCGAGGGATTATGTCGTGGTCGGGGATATATTCTCGGAGTGAGATAATGATGCGAGTATCGAGGCAATATCGGCAGGGAATATCGGGGAATATCGGGGTCAGAGGGAGGGGGGGAGGGCCTGGCCAATGCTGGTATGTGTACGGACCCCCCGCACAAAATTTTATTTTTTTGCTGCCGTGCCAAATCGTCGACGGGCTTCCGTTCCCGCCGGATCTCGCTATACTGCGAACATGTTTCGAGACCTACCGATCACTGCGAGGGAGTTGAAAGCGACGCCGGAGGTGTTGGAGCGTGTGTACGAGGCTGCAAGGTTGGGGTTGAGGGGTGAGTCGCTTGCGCTGGCTGCGGGGATGTTGCCGCAGGAGTATGCGAGGTTGAAGTTGATGGATCGGGTGGCTGAGATTGCGGAGATGAAGGGTCGTGCGGACAGTGAGATGGCGATGTCGCGGGTGGTGTTTGATGCTGCTGAGGCTGGTGATTCGAAGGCGGCGCTGGAGTTTTTGAAGCATCGGCACGACTGGGTGGCAAAGCAGCAGGTTCAGGTGGATGTGAGTCAGCAGATATCGATCACTGCGGCGCTGGAGCAAGCTCAGAAGAGGGTGGAGATGATTACTGCGGAGGATGCGGTGATCGTGGAGCGGCCGCGGCCGATTCCGCTGGCGCGTGATCTGGGGGAAGAGGTCTGATGCAGACGACGAAGTACACGCCGCAGGAGGAGCAGGTTCTGATGAGCCGGATGTGGAGTGCAAAGCTCCGCAATGATCCGGAGGCGTGGGTGATGTTTGTGATGCCGTGGGGGGAGAAGGGAACGCCGCTGGAGAAGCGGACGGGGCCGAGGCGGTGGCAGCGTGAGGTGCTGAGGAAGATTCGGGATCACGTAGCGGCGAACGGCACGCGGGATATGTACGAGGTGATGCGCTTGGCGGTGGCTTCGGGGCGTGGGATTGGAAAGTCGGCGCTGGTGAGTTGGCTGGTGCTGTGGATGCTGTCGACGCGGATCGGCAGTAGCGTGATCGTGAGTGCGAACTCTGAGGCGCAGTTACGCAGTGTGACCTGGGCGGAGATTACGAAGTGGTTGGCGATGGTTTTGCACTCGCACTGGTTTGAGATCAGTGCGACGCGGATCGTGCCGGCAAAATGGTTGACAGAGTTGGTTGAGCGCGATTTGAAGAAGGGCACCAGGTACTGGGGTGCGGAGGGAAAACTTTGGAGTGATGAGAACCCGGATGCGTATGCGGGTGCTCACAACGACGACGGGATGATGGTGATATTTGACGAGGCGTCGGGTATCCCGGATTCGATCTGGTCAGTGGCTGCGGGATTTTTCACGGAGAACACGCCGCACAGGTTCTGGTGCGCATTCAGCAACCCGCGGCGGAACACGGGGTATTTCTTCGAGTGTTTTCACGGCAAGCGCAATTTTTGGGTGACGGAGAACATTGACGCTCGCACGGTGGAGGACACTGACAAGGGTGTGTACGAGACGATCATTGCCGAATACGGCGAGGATTCGCGCGAGGCGCGGATTGAGGTGTACGGGCAGTTCCCGTCGGACGGGGATGATCAGTTCATTTCGCTGGGTCTGGTAGACGCGGCGTCAAAGCGGCCTGCGTACAAGGACCCGGAGGCTCCGATTGTGATTGGGGTAGACCCGGCTCGTGGCGGAGCGGACGCCACGGTGATTGCGGTACGCAAGGGGCGTGATCTGGTGGAGATCCGGCGGTTCCGGGGCGACGACACCATGACGGTGGTGGGCCACGTCATCGACGCAATCGAGGATTTCAAGCCGGCGTTGACGGTGATCGACGAGGGTGGCCTTGGGTACGGCATTCTTGACAGGCTGAACGAGCAGCGGTATAAGGTGCGCGGCGTCAATTTCGGCTGGAAGGCCAAGAACCCGATCATGTGGGGCAACAAGCGAGCCGAGATGTGGGGTGCGATGCGAGACTGGTTGAAGATCGCGTCGATCCCGAATGACAGGCAGTTGCTTGCTGATCTGACGGGGCCGAAGACGAAGCCTGACTCGTCGGGAACGATTTTTCTGGAGTCGAAGAAGGACATGAAGAGGCGTGGATTGGCTTCGCCGGACGCGGCAGATGCGATTGCGGTGACGTTTGCGTACCCGGTGGCCAGTCGCGAGGTGCGTGAAAAACCGCGTACACTAACAGTGCGGTCTGGTTTTGGTATGGCCACGTCTTGGTTGGGTGCCTGATGAGCAAGAAATCAGTGTCTTTGAGCGTAGGACGGGGCGAGAAGCTGCCGGTGAGCAAAGGCGCGGGGCTGACGGCCAAGGGGCGCGAGAAGTACAACCGCGAGACGGGCAGCAATCTGAAGGCTCCGGCACCGAATCCGAAGACGGAAGCCGATAAGGGCCGCAAGGCGTCGTTTTGCGCCCGCATGGGTGGCGTAGCGGCGAAGGCCAAGGACGGCGAACGCGCCAAGGCGGCGCTCAAGCGGTGGAAGTGCTGAAAATGGCTACCAAACCAGGACTCTACGCCAATATTCACGCCAAACGCGAGCGCATCAAAGCCGGCAGTGGTGAGAAAATGCGCAAACCTGGGGCTGCTGGGGCGCCTACGGCCAAGGCGTTCAAGGAATCGGCCAAAACGGCGAAGAAGAAATGAAGCTACTGCTGCTTCTCGTGGCTTTTTTGGCCGTTTGTTGGCTAATTGACTGGGCTATGGGGTAACGAAATGCCACTCGTCAAATCTGCATCACCCGCCGCGTTTCGCAAGAACGTAAAAACGGAAATGGCGCACGGCAAACCGCAGAAACAAGCGGTTGCGATTGCATACGCTACCAAGCGTGCTGCGGCGGCAAAATCCAGCCCTAAAGGCAAAAAGTAATGGCTGATTACACCGGCATCAACGCCGTCGGCAACGTCGCGGTAGCCGGCTCGGCGAAGAAATCCAGCAATTCCGACGTGCTGTCCACGGCCCGTGCTCGACTGAGCATGGCCATTTCGGCTTACAGCGAGACGCGCGAAGACGAGATTGACGATCTGCGCTTTTACGCCGGCAGTCCGGACAACCACTTCCAGTGGCCTGCCGATGTGCTGGCAACGCGCGGTGCGGTGCAAGGGCAGACGATCAACGCACGACCGTGCCTGACGATCAACAAGTTGCCGCAGCACGTCCGGCAGGTCACCAACGACCAGCGGCAGAACCGCCCGAGCGGCAAGGTCATCCCGGCGGATGACAACGCTGACGTGGAGGTCGCTGAGGTCTTCAACGGCGTCGTGCGGCACATCGAGTACATCAGCGACGCGGACGTCGCCTACGACACGGCTTGCGAGAACCAGGTGTCGTTCGGTGAAGGCTACATCCGCATCCTGACCGAGTACTGCGACGACGACACCTTTGATCAGGACATCAAGATCGGGCGCATCCGCAATGCGTTTTCGGTCTACATGGACCCGACAATTCAAGATCCCTGCGGTGCGGATGCCAAGTGGTGTTTCATCACTGAGGATCTGACCAAAGAGGAGTACGAGCGCCAGTTCCCGGACGCTGCGCCGATGTCCACGCTGATGAGCCTGGGCATTGGTGACCAGTCGCTGAGCCAGTGGCTCAACGAGAACACGGTTCGCATCGCTGAGTACTTCTACGTCGAGTACGACACGGCCGAGCTTCGCCTGTACCCGGGCAACCAGACGGCTTTTGCCGGCTCGCCCGAGGACAAGCAGCTCAAGGCGATGTTCGGCAAGCCGCTGCGCAGCCGCCGGGCTGACCGCAAGAAGATCAAGTGGTGCAAGATCAACGGCTACGAGATCCT